CGGCGATGTTTCACCCGGCGGCTTTTCTATGTCACGCACGTCCGTCCAACGCTCGTCCTCTTCTCGGCTTGGCATGCCCACGCTTGAGCTCACCCTTCCGGGTGTAGATCTTCATAGCGCTAACATCCTTGCTCTGTTGAGGTCGAACGAAAGACGAATCCTTCGGTCTTTTTAAACCCAGGAGCCACTATGGCTTATTCTCTCTCATCCCCGGTAACAGGGGCCGCGCAAACAGGCTTGACCTCGCCGACGTATACGATCGCCCTGGACACTAGTCCGGACGCGAACGCTCGTCAGTATGCGGTCACTGCGCTCGGTGGAACGCAGGCGGGGGTCACCCCCTCGTCTGTGAGCTCTCCGTTCACCACCGCGATGTTCCGCCCAAAGTCGTATCAGATGCTCGGGAAACCGAACCCGGTAACGGGTTTGATCGCCCGTGTGCCTCGAAACGTCTACAAGGTGATCACGCGGAAAGGTGTAACGCCGCTTGCGGGCCAGCCCATCCAGATGATGCTCATCACGAGCGTCATCGAGGTTCCGGCTGGTGCGGACTTGGCCGATCCGACCAATGTCCGAGCCGCGCTCTCTTTGCACTTCGGTGCGGAGGCGCAGGTTGCTGCGGGAATCGGCGACACAGTCATCCTGGGCGTCCTTTGACCCAAAAGGTTAGGAAGCCCCTCAGCAGCTCAACAAGGCTGCTAAGTTGACCAGTCGCCCTCTTAGTCTGTCTCCCGACAGAAGAAGAGGGGGTGGCCTTGACCTCGGTCAAGGTTATTTCGATTCTCCATTTCACCATGAGGTGACTCCTATGCATGCTAGTGCGATGGTTAAATGCCTCAAACAAGACTTGTCTCGTTACCTACCTCGGTCCTTCTGCGAAGAGACCTTCTCGCCGGCAGTTGCCGACGCAGAAGGCTACTCTGAGCAGGAAGCCGCGGCTGGGTTGCTACTTACCGGGGTACTGAAAAAGTACGCCCCGGAAGGTCAGTCTGCTTCTGCTGTCTCGGCTACCTTAGAGAAATTTAAGGAGCTGAATCGCAGCGTGCACTTTGATCCACCACATGCTGGTGATAGCGAGTCTATGGTCTACTTGCTTAATCTCGTAAGGGATGAAGTATGGAAGGTCCTAGATTATGAGATCGACGGGCGTAATTTTGACCTCGAATTTATACGAGATCACTTTGCTGCCGGGCCTGGTGCGAGCCGGAAAGCGAACGCGCGCAATTTCTACGCGAAGATGTTCGACTCCGATCACTCGTACACCACGCCTTACGTCCTGGCCCTTTTTCGGGCCGCCGTTTCAGAGTCTGACACTTGGATCGACGCTTTGCGTCATTGGTCCAGGCGTTTCAAACCCGTGACGGTAAGCGGTAACACGCTTTTTACGGTGAAGAAAAATAGAGAGATATCGCGAACCTGCTGTACGGAGCCTCTGCTCAACATGTTGATGCAGAAAGCTCTCGGTTCGTTCTGTGAACTCCGACTGGGC